TGCATACAAGTTTCATGGCGAGCCTCTTCCTTTTGGCGGCTTCCCAGGCCCTAACGTAATTTCTGCTAAGCATGCTGTTGGCAGCAGTGATACCAAATACCGTCTATCTGATGATATGCGTGAAGCCATTATTGATGCAGTGCGTAACAGTGAAGTGTTCCAGTCGCTGGTGGCTCAGTTAAACGCGCTGTCTGCTGAACGGGAATCAGATGCAGTCAGGCTTCAGCGGGGTATCGATCAGGCTCTGTCTGATACCATCCGCAACGCGCTGAAGCCGGGTGGATTGCTGTATCGAGCCTCCCGTTAATACCTGGAGCATCTATGCGAATAACCGTGCTTGATGATGATCCTGGTCGGAAGATTAACCCCGGGCGGGAGCGATATGCCGTTTATCTCGATGGTGTTGAGGTTAAACAGGTCTTTACTGCAGATGATGAAAAAGGCGAGGTGATTGCCGCTGTACCCGATGGTCGCGGATACATGACGGCAGAGAACGGCGAGGTGAAGCGGCAAACGCTTCACGGAACAGTCACCATAGAACGTCGGTAAATCCCGTGGAGAAATTATGCAGGTCACTATTGATGGTGTCCCGTTTGTGCCTGCCTGCGCTTCGGTGTCTCGAATTGGTATTGCCATCACCACGCACAACCGCGCTGACGCACTGAAACGAGCGCTTGACCAGCACTTGAAGCATCTGCCCACCGGCGCGCTGGTAGTCGTTATCGATGATGGTTCAAAACCTGCAGCGGTAGTGTCCGATGACGTGCAGCTGCTTCGCCATGAAATATCTCTCGGCATTGTTGCTTCGAAGAACGCCAGTCTGACAGCCCTGATGGATGCCGGGTGCGAGCATCTTTTTCTTTGGGATGATGATGCCTGGCCTATCGCCGATAACTGGCATCTTCCCTACATCGAATCACCCGAGCCACACCTGGCTTACCAGTTCCTCGATCTGGCTGGCCGCAATAAGCTGAATGACCTTTCGGTGCTTTACCGTGACGATCGGCATGTGGCGTACACCGGTCAGCGCGGTGTGATGCTGTATTACCACCGCAGTGCCATTGAGAAGGTGGGCGGATTCGACCCGGTTTATGGTCGTGGTATGTACGAACACAGCGACCTTGCCCTGCGCATCCATAACGCCGGAATGACTACGTGGGCTTATGGTGATGTGGTCGGTTCAGAAAAGCTGATTCATTCTCTCGATGAGCATGAGGCCGTGGAGCGTTCGGTACCGAGGCCGGACCGTCAGGCGCTGGTGGAACGAAACGTGAAGATCCACAACGAACGGCGTGATGCCGGCTTTACCGGTTACGTTGAATACCGACAGCATCGCGACGTGGTAATCACAACGCTACTGACCAGTCAGCCTGACCCGCAGCGCGGTACCAAACTGACGGCCTCGCCTGACATGCTGGTTAAATGGGCCGCATCACTCCGGCAGTGTGGAGGTATTGCGCTGGTGGATGAACTGCAGATAGTCCCGGCAGATGTTGAACTTCACCGCGTCCCTGACGTGCAGATGAATGTCTATTTCCGGCGCTGGCTGCATATCTGGCAGCACCTGCGCGATCACCCTGAATACCGGTTCGTCTGGTGTACCGATGGTACCGATGTCGAAATGCTTCGCGCGCCGTGGGAGGAAATGCAGCCCGGCAAGGTATATGTCGGCTCTGAACCGAAGACCTACGCCGACGCCTGGGCAAAGCAGAATCATCCCGAGTGTATCTATCAGGAATTCATTGAAGCGCACCGCAACGATGTGATGCTTAACGCTGGTCTGCTGGGTGGCACTCGCGCTGATGTAATGGCGTTCGTTCACGGCATCATCCGTCTTTACTACCGGATCGAGAGTTATCGTTTCTGGAAGAAAGAACAGGCTGACGCCGCGGTGGGTGACATGCTGGCGTTCGGTATTATCGCGCAGTCATTCGCTGACAGACTGGTTACCGGCCCTCAGGTTCACACCGTATTTAAAACAAACGGTATCGGGAAGGAGCACGCCTGGTGGAAACACAAATGAAGTTTGTTGTGGTTGGTCACCATTCCCGGTTTGCCTCAGCTGCATTGCTGGCTGGCGAACTTGGTGCATACCTCCTTATTGATGAGGGGAATCATGGTGCGAACTGGAATCACCGGCGCGCTATCGAATGGGCCGCTGAACAATCTTGCCGGGTGGTTGTGCTGGAAGACGACGCGCTGCCGGTGCATGCATTCACTGAAAAGGTAGCTGACTGGCTTAACCGCTTCCCTGATTCGCTCATCAGTTTCTATCTTGGTACCGGCCGCCCGCCGCAGTATCAGCTTGAGATAGCCACGAAGCTTATCGCCGCTGATCGGGAAAGGGCCGATCACATTACCATGCAGCGCCTGATGCACGCTGTGTGTTACAGCGTACCGCAGAAGCTTATCCCGAAGATGCTGACGCGCTGGGATGCCAGCAAGCCTGCTGATTACGCAGTGGGTGATGCCTGCGGCGGCACAGTGATTTATCCATGCAACTCGCTGGTGGATCATGCTGACGGGCTGCCGGTTGAGAAGCACTGTGACAGACAGCCGCGTCGCGAACGCCGGCGCGCATGGAGGTTATATGGCTAAGCTGACCACCCTGAAGCCACGCCTGAAAGTTATCGATACGCGCCGTATTAAGCCTGTATACGGTGAGCAGCGGCGTATCAGCGGCAGCGCCCGTGTCGGTCTTAAGCGGCGCATCTGGGTTCGGGATGGCGCGCATTGCTGCTTATGTCGCCGTGCCGTTGACCTGCATGAAAGCGAGCTGGATCACCGTATCGCGCTGCAGTTTGGTGGCGATAACTCTGAACGCAACCTCTGGACGCTCTGCATAGAATGTCACACCGGAAAGTCGTCGCGTGAAGCGGCAACCGGGCAACCTGATGACGAAGCGCTGCGACATGACGTGCCGGATGACGAGCAGGGGACTGATTTTGTGGCCATCTAAGCAGGATGATAAGAATTCTCATCAACCGGGGGGGTAGGGCCGGGGGTAAACATCGACCGTGCCGGACACCGCGCCCCCTCTCACGCACAGAAAAAATTCCCCTCTGGAGGGTGTAAACATGTTAACAGCGCAGAAGCGGAAGTTTGCCGTCGCGCTGATGTCCGGAAGGTCTCAAAAAGATGCGGCAATAAGGGCGGGATATTCTGAGAAATCCGCACGGTCAAAGGGTTCGCAGCTTGCAAAAGACCCGGAGGTCATCGCGTTTATTGAACGTAAAAAAAAAGAAGTGATCGAGACCGACGACGAGCCGGGCTATCGTCGAAATGTTTATACCCCAGCGGTAAACAGTCCTGATAAAAATAATGCGTCAGCGACACCGCCAGTTGCGCAGTCGGTCGCGGGTTCCTTCGATGATCCGCTCAAATTTCTGATGGCTGTGATGAACGATGCAGCCGAAGAAATTGACGTCAGAAAGGATGCAGCGAAGGCCATGCTTCCCTATATTCACCCCAAAAAAGGTGAAACAGGGAAAAAAGAGGCGCGCAACGCCGCGGCAAAAGCTGCTTCCGGTGCCAGCAAGTTCGGCGCGATGGCGCCGCCGAAGCTGGTAGTGAATAACAAGGGGTAATTTATGGCGCAATGGTCCACAGCCTGTACCGACTGGGAAGCGCGCCTGGTTGCCGGCGAGTCCATAATTCCGCCACCAATATTTCCCGATCAGGCGGAACAGGCGCTGGGTATATTCCGTGAACTGCGGGTTTCTGACCTGCCGGGTAAGCCTACCTTCGGTGAATGCTCTGAAGAATGGGTGTTCGACTTCGTGAAAGCCATTTTCGGCGGATATGAGGCCGACACGGGCAATCAGTTGATCCGGGAATACGGTCTGCTGATATCGAAGAAAAACACAAAATCGACCATCGCGGCGGGTATTATGCTGACCGCATTGATCCTCTGCTGGCGGGAAGATGAAGAACATCTGATTCTTGCACCCACCAAAGAGGTGGCCGATAACAGCTTCAAACCCGCCGCCGGCATGATACGCGCCGACGACGAGCTGTCCGATATGTTCCAGATTCAGGACCATATCCGCACCATTACGCACCGGGTGACGCGAAATACACTGAAAGTGGTGGCCGCTGACACGGATACCGTATCCGGTAAAAAGTCCGGACGGATTCTGGTGGATGAGCTCTGGCTGTTTGGTAAGCGCGCCAATGCCGAGGCGATGTTTATGGAAGCACTGGGCGGTCAGGTGTCGCGTAATGAAGGGTGGGTAATTTATCTCACCACGCAGAGCGATGAGCCACCGGCGGGCGTGTTCAAAGAACGCCTTGATTACTGGCGTGCTGTCCGCGACGGCAAAATTGATGACCTTAAAACACTGGGCATTCTTTACGAATTCCCGGAGCCCATGGTGGAAAGTCGGGCTTACCTTTCACCTGAAAACTTCTACATCACAAACCCGAACATCGGACGCTCAGTCAGCGCGGAATGGATAGCTGACAATCTGCGCAAGAACCAGGCGAAAACGGACGGCACGCTACAGCAGTTCCTGGCGAAGCATCTCAATATTGAGATTGGCCTGAACCTGCGGAGCGACCGCTGGGCTGGTGTCGATTTCTGGGAACAGCAGGCGCAGCATGTCAGCTTTGAGGATTTGCTGCGCCGTGCCGAAGTGATCACTGTCGGGATAGATGGCGGCGGCCTCGATGACCTTCTGGGCTTCGCCGCTGTAGGGCGGGATGCTGAAACCCGGGAGTGGCTCTGCTGGTGCCACGCCTGGGCGCATGAAATAGCCATCAGGCGACGCAAAAGCGAGGAGTCCAGGTTTACCGACTTCGTGAAAGCGGGGGATCTGACCATCGTTAAGCGCGTCGGGCATGATACCGAAGAGGTGGCGGAATACGTCAGCCGGATCCACACATCAGAGTTACTCGACAAGATCGGCATTGACCCGTCAGGTGTCGGGCAAATCCTTGATGCGCTGATTGAGGCAGAAATTCCTGCTGATGCGGTGGTGGGTATCAGCCAGGGCTGGCGACTGGGTGGTGCGATCAAAACCACTGAGCGCAAACTGGCTGAAGGTGTGCTGGTTCATGGCGGCCAGCCAGTGATGGCCTGGTGTGTGGGTAACGCCCGGGTGGAGCCGAAAGGTAACGCCATCCTTATTACCAAGCAGGCCAGCGGTAAGGGCAAGATTGACCCGCTGATGGCGCTGTTTAACGCCGTTTCGCTTATGGCGCTTAACCCTGAAGCGAAGAATCAGGACTACCAGGTACATTTCATATGACAGTTACGTCAGTTAACGACCCGCTCCGGCGGGTTTTTTCGTTTCAGGAGGCAGCTAAATGACGCTTAAGCGCGCATGCACCCTCATGACGGTAAAAGCGGTGAACGAGGACGAGCGGATCATTACCGGCATCGCCTCCACACCATCGCCCGATCGTGACGGTGACATCATGGAGCCGGAGGGCGCGAAATTCCGCAGTGATACGCCGTTTCTCTGGCAGCACGACCGATCGCAGCCTATCGGCACCTGCACCCCGAAAATGGTGAAGGGCGGGCTGGAAATAACCGCCAGGCTGGTCAAACCCACCCCAGATATGCCCTCCCAGCTGGTCGCCCGCCTCGATGAGGCATGGGCATCCATCAAAGCGGGGCTGGTAAGGGGGCTCTCCATCGGCTTTCGGCCCATTGAGTATTCCTTCCTGGACGAGGGTGGTATCCGCTTTCTGTCCTGGGATCTACTTGAAGTCTCGGCGGTGACCATCCCGGCAAATGCCGAATGCTCTATTAACACCGTCAAATCCTTCGATCGCCAGTTACTCGCCGCGGCAGGCAATGAGAAACCGGTGGTTAAAGCAACACAGTCCGCTGGCGCTACAGCAACCCAAACCAATACCAATAAAGGAAACAGTTCGATGAATATCGCAGAACAAATCAAAAGCTTTGAAGCGAAGCGTTCGGCGCTGGCGGCGTCTCTCTCCGACATCATGGCGAAAGCCGCTGAAGCCGGGCGTACGCTTGATATGGAAGAAGAGGAGAGCTACGACAACACCTCAGCCGAAATCAAATCCGTGGATGCGCACCTGAAGCGTCTGCGCGACATGGAAAGTAACCTCGCTGCGACTGCCAAACCGGTAAGCAAAGCCGCTGGTGGTGACGTAACCGTAGTGGCAACCGGCGCGCCGGGCATCATCCGCGTAGAGCAGAAGCTGGAAAAAGGTATCGCCTTTGCCCGCTTCGCCAAGGCGCTGGCCGCCGCAAACGGCAGCCGTTCTGAAGCACTCGAAATCGCCCGTAAGCAGTATCCGGACGATGCGAAACTACATCATGTCCTGAAGGCGGCCGTCGGCGCAGGCACCACCACCGATCCGAAGTGGGCTGGCGCGCTGGTTGAATACCAGGAATACGCGCAGGATTTCGTGGAGTTTCTGCGACCGCAGACCATTATCGGCCGCTTCGGGCAGGGTAATATTCCGGCGCTGCGCCAGGTACCATTTAATATCCGCATCCCGGCGCAGACCTCCGGCGGTTCAGCGAACTGGGTAGGGCAGGGCAAGGCGAAGCCGCTGACGAAGTTCGACTTCGAGTCCATCACCTTCAGCTTTGCTAAAGTTGCTGCGATTGCCGTGCTTACTGACGAACTGATCCGCTTCTCCAACCCGGCAGCTGATGCGCTGGTGCGTAATGCGCTGGCGGAAGCGGTCATTGCCCGCCTTGATACGGACTTTATCAGCCCGTCCAAAGCCGAAGTTGCCAACGTCTCGCCGGCTTCCGTTACCAATGGCATTACCGCTATCCCGTCCACCGGTAATCCGGACGACGACGCAGCGGCGGCATTCGGCGTGTTTGTCGCGGCTAACCTGCAGCCGAACGGTGCAGTCTGGCTGATGTCCAGCACCACCGCGCTGGCGCTTTCCATGCGTAAAAACGCGCTGGGTCAGAAGGAGTATCCGGAAATGACGCTGCTGGGCGGTACCTTCCAGGGGCTGCCGGTTATCGTCTCCCAGTATGTCGGCAGCCAGCTGGTGCTGGTTAACGCGCCGGATATCTATCTGGCTGACGACGGCGGGGTTGCCGTGGATATGTCCCGCGAAGCGTCACTCGAAATGCAGAGCGATCCTACCGGGGACAGCGTAAACGGCACAGGCACAGAGCTGGTTTCCATGTTCCAGACCAACAGCGTGGCTATTCGCGCCGAGCGCTGGATCAACTGGAAACGTCGCCGTACCGCTGCCGTCGCCGTGATTTCCGGCGTTAACTACGGCACAACCCAGACCAGCTAACCAACTCAGGAGGGCGGGGGAGACCCCGCCATTTTGCATGGCAAAAATCCGATATCTCCAGAGCACGCACGACTCTAACCCCGGCGATGAAAAAACCGTGAACGACCAGTGCGCAAGGGTACTGGTGCTGCTGGGCAAGGCTGAGTACACCGGTATCAGACGCGCTGGTGGCGGAAAAAAGAAAAATAATGCGGGGAATGGCTGATGTGGAACCCTTTCCGGAGAAAAGAGAAGGCGCTGCAGCAACCTGCCCGTCAGGGGCTCTGGACCTCACTGGTGAGTTTTGTCCGTGAACCCTTTGCCGGTGCCTGGCAGCGTAATCTGGAGATTAACCAGAATACCGTTCTTTCCTTCCATGCTGTTTTTTCCTGTATTTCGCTTATCGCCAGTGATATCGGGAAAATGCCCCTGCGCCTGATGTGCCGGGATTCAAACGGCATCTGGAAAGAAACCGGAAACGGGAAAGCGGCCGCGATCTACAGGCGCCCGAACGCCTTTCAGAACCGGATCCAGTTCTTTGAATCCTGGCTTAACTCGAAGCTTTGCCACGGGAACACGGTTGTCCTGAAAATCCGTAATGCCCGGGGCGATATCACCGAGCTTCGCATTCTGGACTGGAATAAGGTAACGCCACTGGTGGCGGACGACGGTTCCGTTTTTTACCAGATTAATCCTGACAACATGTCAGGTGTTGAATCATCAGTCACCGTTCCGGCCAGGGAGATCATTCACGACCGCTTTAACTGCCTTTTCCATCCGCTCATCGGTCTTTCACCGATTTACGCTGCAGGCCTGGCAGCGATGCAGGGCCACCACATCCAGGAAAACTCAGCTTTCTTTTTCCGTAACGGAAGCAAACCGAGCGGTGTGATCGAAGTTCCGGGCAATCTCAGTGAAGAAAACGCCATAAAGCTTAAAGCCAAATGGGATACGGGGTACACCGGGGAAAACGCGGGTAAAACGGGGATCCTGAGCAATGGCGCCAAGTACAGCCCTATCTCTATTTCCGCTGATGACGCGAAGGTGGTCGAACAGCTTCAGATGTCAGCGAAAATAGTGTGTTCAGCCTTTCACGTCCCGGCTTACAAAGCCGGAATTGGTGAGCTTCCTTCATACGATAATATTGAGGCGCTGGAGCAGCAGTATTACTCACAGTGTCTGCAGACGCTGATCGAGTCGATTGAGTTGCTGCTGGATGAGGCGTTTGAGCTGGAGGGTGATACCGGTACTGAGTTCGATGTTAACGCGCTGCTGCGCATGGACAGCGAGCGCCGCATAAAGACTCTGGGGGAAGGCGTAAAAAACACAATCCTGACGCCCAACGAGGCGCGCCGCAGTGAAAACCTGCCGCCTGTTACGGGAGGTGACGAGCTTTACCTGCAACAGCAGAACTATAGCCTTGGCGCGCTGGCGCGGCGTGACGCTTCTGATGATCCCTTCGGCAAAGGCAATACATCGCAGCCGCAGCCCACCATTGATGAAGGAAAGGCTTTATCTGACGCTGAACAATCGGCGGCCAAAGCCATGCTCAGAGGGTTTCTGACCAAATGAATGAACGAGAATTATCCCTGATAAAAGTGCTGGGCGAGGAATTCAGCAAGGCTATCGCTGATTTACGCGAGCAGTTCAATAAAAGCCTTGAGCAGCAGCGCCAGGTATACGATGAAAAGCTGGCCCAGCTTTCGGTGCTGACCGGAGAAATCAAGAGCGCGCCGCTCCCTGACGTAGCTGCCATGGTAGCTGATGCTGTGGCAGCCCTGCCTGCGCCTGAGCCACCTCAGTTGCCCGATATTGCTTCCATGGTCAGCGATGCGGTAGCCGCTATCCCGCATCCACGGGACGGAAAAAGCCTGACGCCCGACGATGTGCAACCGATGCTGCAGGAGATGGTGGACAACGCTTTCAACGCCCTGCCGGTACCAAAAGACGGTAAGGATTTTGATCCGGCGGTGCTGAAACAGGCGGTGGAACAGGCCGTAAGCGAAGCGGTTGCTGCCATACCGGTTCCGCAGGACGGCAAAAGCCTGACACCTGAAGATGTGCAGCCCATGCTGCAGCAACTCGTCGCCGCTTCAGTGCCGGTTCTGCCGGATATCAAAACGCTGGTTAGCGAAGCCGTGGCCGTATTGCCATTAGCAGAGCCGGGAAGGGACGGCGAAGATGGCCGTGACGCGCTGGCGCTGGAAATTCTCCCTTTCATTGACGAAGAGAAAAGTTACCCTCGCGGGTCATATGTAACACACAACGGCGGGTTGTGGCGTGCTTATGAGAAAACACACGGCATGCGCGGCTGGGAATGTGTGGTTGATGGCGTCGCGGGCGTTGAGATTGAGCGTTCCGGGCAACGGTGCTTCACCCTGACGGTTAACCGCGCCAGCGGTGGCAGCGAAACCAAATCGTTTGATGTGCCCGTAATGATTTACCAGGGCGTGTTCAAATCCGGTCAGGAATACCTGCCGGGTGACACGGTTACCTGGGGAGGTTCGCTCTGGCACTGCGACGAACAGACGCAGGATAAACCTGGCGAAACGGGTTCAAAAGGCTGGACGCTTGCTGCCAAGCGCGGGCGTGACGGGAGGGATAAGACATGATTGAGCTTGTCACGCTCGACCAGGCAAAAGAGCACCTGAAAATAGATGATGATGCCGGTGACGCAGACCTGACGCTAAAAATTCAGGCTGGCAGTGCGGCCATTCTCGCCTATGTCCAGGGTAGCCGTGATTTTATTGTCAGCAGGGACGACAAAGTTATCGAGGGTGAGCCTTTGCGCCGTACACAAACCGCATTACTTATGCTGCTGGGCTGGCTCGACCGCAACCGCGGCGGTGAGGAAGAGGAAAAGCTTAAGCATGGGGATCTGCCGCTCTCTGTGACGATGCTTATCTACGATCTTCGCCGACCGACAATTCTGTAGCAGGGAGGAGTTATGCAGGCAGGTCGATTGCGCGACCGGGTGACCATTATGAATTTCAACACTACCCGCGATTCATCCGGGCAGCCCGTTGAAAAATGGGAAGAGGGAAAAACCGTCTGGGCAGAAATAAAAGGCATCAGTGGCCGTGAACAGCTTTTATCGGGTGCCGAAACAGCACCGGCGACCATTCGCATCTGGGTACGTTTCCGGCGTGACATCAATGCCGCATCACGATTAAGGGTGCTCAGCGGGGCATTCAAGGGTGCGGTACTGAACGTTACGGGCCCACCGGTTCCGGATGCGCGTTGCATTCAACTGGAAGTTCTGTGCAGACAGGGGGTGGAAAAATGATTGATTTTGGCCTCGATTTCTCCGGCCTGGACGCCATCGCCAGAGACCTCGAAGCGCTGAGTCGTGCCGAGAATAATAAAGTTCTGCGCGATGCCACGCGAGCGGGAGCCGAAGTGCTCAGGGAGGAGGTGATTGCTCGTGCCCCGGAGCGAACCGGGAAACTGAAGAAAAATGTGGTTGTACTGACACAGAAGAGTCGCCGACGCGGCGAAATTTCTTCCGGCGTCCATATTCGCGGTGTTAATCCCGAAACAGGGAACAGCGACAACACCATGAAAGCTAAAAATCCGCGTAATGCCTTTTACTGGCGGTTTGTTGAGCTGGGTACCGTTAACATGCCACCTCATCCTTTCGTGCGCCCGGCATTTGATGTTCGTCATGAACAGGCTGCTCAGGCCGCTATTACGCGAATGAACCAGGCTATTGATGAGGCGCTGCTCCGATGAATGAAGACGATCTTTATCGCCTCCTCTCACCGCTGGCGGGCGGGCAGGTTTACCCCTACGTCGCCCCGCTGGGTGATGATGGTCACCTTTCTGTTTCTCCGCCCTGGCTGATTTTCTCGATCATTTCTGATGTTTCCGCCGATGTCCTGTGCGGTCAGGCTGAATCGGGTATCTCGGTTCAGATCGATGTTTATTCACGCAGTATTGTGGAGGCGCGGGAAATCCGTGAAAGCGCTCTGGCTGCTCTGCAGCCCCTCAGACCAGAAAGCGTGGTAAGAATTCCCGGATATGAACCTGGTCTCCGGTACTACCGCGCGACCCTGGAATTTCGCGTCACCGTTTAACCTTAACAACCCTCACAGACCGCCCGGGCGGTCTTTTTAATCTGGAGCAAACATGACCAGTAAGTATGAAGTCACAAAGGGGATGACCGTTGCGGTCTCTGATGCGCCGGTGACGGCGGAAGAGTTTAACGCCTCCGGTTTTCCGGCGTCGGGTGTGACCTGGCTGGAGGCAGCCTGTGCCACCAAAGAGATCTCTTTTACCGGTGGACAAAAAGGTGACATTGACGTGACCACGCTTTGCTCGACTGAACAGGAGCAAACAAACGGCCTGGCGGCACCGGCGGAAATGAGCATTAGTCGTAACTGGGTGGGAGATGAAGAAGCGCAACTGGCGCTACAGACGGCGTATGACAACGACGAACTGCGCGCACTTCGTGTGATCTTCCCGTCCGGCAACGGTTTTTATGTGCTGGTGGAAGTGCGTCAGAGTTCGTGGTCTGCGGCAACATCTTCCGTTGTTGGTGCAACCTATTCGCTGCGCGTTCGCGGCAAGCCGAAACGCATTATCGCAAATCAAGGTTCCTGATCCTCGGCGGCTCCGGCCGCTATTCTTTTTTGTCTGTCCATCTGAGAAAAATAATGGCTAATCCTAAATCAGAACTGCGCGCACTGGCACTCACTGCCGCCTCCGCATACCGCACCAAAACCGTCACCGTGCCCGAATGGAACAATACCACTGTCACCCTGCGCGAGCCATCGGGTGAGGCGTGGCTGCGCTTTCGGGAATTTGTGGATGAGAAACTGGATAATGATGAAGAGGCGAAGTTAACTGTTTCTCAGCAGTTCCTGCGTAATAAGCGCGCAGATGTGATCCTCTTTGTCGACGTGCTTGGCGATGAAAGCGGACACCGTGTTTTCAGTGATGAAGACCGTGGTGTCGTTGAAGAGATTTATGGGCCGGTGCATGCGCGCCTTCTGCGACAGGCCATTAAGCTGGGAATCTCACAGGATGATGCCGAAAAAAAGTAAAAGAGCCGCTGACATTTTTCCTGATGTCGCTCGCACTCAGGCTGGGGCGGACTCTTCATGAGCTGCGCCAGACGCTGACTGCCAGTGAACTGAAAATGTGGATCGCCTTTGACCGTATCAGCCCGATTGGAGACTGGCGCGGTGACGCGCAGGCCGCGCAGATGGTTGTGGCCACGCTTAATGCGCAGGGCGGAAAGTATGGTATTGAGGATGTTATTCTGAAATTCGGGCCACAGGATGAGGCTGACGAAACCAGCGATCTCGAACAGTGGTTAGAAAATCTTTAATGCCCGCCGCGTGCGGGCTTTTTCATGGGTGAAATATGGCTACGCTGCGCGAACTCATCATCAAGATTTCGGCAAATTCCAGTTCATTTCAGACCGAGATCGCTCGTGCGTCGCGGATGGGTCAGGACTATTACCGTGTCATGCAAAACGGTGGCCGACAGGCAACCGCTGCAGCACGCGAAAGTGAGAGAGCGCTGTCAGATTTAACCAGCGGTTTTGCCACTGCCGGCAGGGCTGCAGCGGCAGCAACTGCTGCTTTTGCCACCGGGAAAATCGTTCAGATTGCTGATGAATGGACGTCAGTGAATGCGCGATTACGTCAGGCATCCGCATCCTCTGACGACTTTGCAAGCTCTCAGCGCCGTCTGATGTCTATCAGCCAGGCTACCGGTACCGCTTTTACCGATAATGCCAACCTGTTTTCGCGCGCTGCAGCGTCTATGCGTGAGTTCGGTTACAGCTCTGATGAAGTGCTGAAAGTCACGGAGGCAGTGAGTACAGGCCTTAAGCTGTCAGGTGCCAGCACTGCGGAATCCGGATCGGTGATCACCCAGTTCAGCCAGGCTCTTGCTCAGGGCGTTTTGAGGGGGGAGGAGTTCAACGCGGTTAACGAGTCCGGCGACCGCGTTATCAGGGCGCTGGCAGCTGGCATGGGCGTTGCGCGTAAAGATCTCAAATCGATGGCAGATCAGGGGAAACTGACCATCGATGTTGTTGTCCCTGCCATTATCAGTCAGCTCGGTAATCTCCGGGGCGAGTTCGCGGCGATGCCGCAGACCGTATCCGGCTCTATTGAGAAAGTCGCCAACTCCTTTATGGCCTGGGTTGGCGGAATTAGCCAGGCCACTGGCGCCACGGATGCATTATCTGGGGGGCTGGATGGTCTTGCCTCCACGCTCGACAGCCTGACTTCATCGGCGGTAACAGGCGTGCTGAATGACGTCGCTGATAATATGTCAACCATAACAACCGTAGCAGGCGCGCTTGTGGGTGTTGGGCTGGCCAGGTATCTCGGCGGCATTGTGACCAGCGCAACAGGCGCAACTACTTCTCTTATCGCTGCCGCAAAATCTGAAGTGGCACTGGCCGTGGCGCAGAACAAAGCAGCCCAGTCCTCTGTAGCTGCGGCGCGGGCCGATGTGTATCGCGCTCAGCAGGCTCTACAGCACGCCAGGAGCCTGGATGTTCAGGCGGCCCAGCAGGAGCGTGTTGCTGCGGCAGAAGCGAAAGTCACAGCGGCACAGGCCCGGTTGACGGCAGCACAGGCCAGCGGCACGGCAACGGAGAAAGTAAAGGCGCGTTCTGCACTGGATCGTGCGCAGGCGGCACTCGTTGCCGCTAAAAGCACTGATGTCCAGGCAGTGGCTGAACGACGTCTGGCCGCTGCCCAGGCAGGGCTCAAAAACAACATCGCAAACCGCGTGACTGCGCAGAATAACCTGAATGGCGTCACCAGCGTCGGCACCCGATTACTCGGCGGGACCATGGGTTTGATTGGCGGTATTCCCGGGCTGGTTATGCTTGGTGCCGGCGCATGGTACGCGATGTATCAGAATCAGGAACAGGCCAGGCAGTCGGCTCAGGAATATGCAAAAACCATAGATGAAGTTAGCAAGAAAACGCGCGGAATGAGTCTGCCGGAAGTAGAGGATAACCGCGGGAAAACGGTTCAGGCGCTTGTTGAGCAGAACCGGTTGATAGAAGAGCAGGAAAGGGCTGTCTCCGCGGTTAAAAAGCAGATTGATGATCTGAATAAAGCCCGCGGTCAGCCAGGGATGACAAATGATAACGACCTGAATATTGTTAAATCGCTTGGGATTCTCACAGATCAACTGACGATCGAAGAAGACAAGCTGAATCAGATGCGTGAAAAATCGCGTTCTGTTCAGCAGGCTCTGGAGGCTATTGAACGCCGCCGAAACGATTTAATTCGTGAGCAGGCATGGCGCCAGAATGCAGCCTATCAGTCTCTGCTCATGATGAATGGCCAGCACAGCGAATTTAACCGCCTCCTTTCCCTGGGAAACCAGTTAATCGCCTCACGCAACAGCATGGCAAGCGTACCGTTTGCCATCCCACAAGTTCCGGTGTCCGACAAGGATCAGCAGGCGTTACTCGCCGAGCAGCAACAGGCTGAATTGGCTGGACTGACGGGGTTGGCAAGAGTTCGCCGACAGGCTGATTTTGATCTTCAAAAGATGGGGCGAACCGGACCTGAGAATTCAACATACGCCGCGCAATACCGAAAGGCAGTGGAAGATAAATACAATCGCGCTCAAAACCTGGCTGAAGCGCAAAAAGCCAGTGCCAGCGCCACCCGTGAAGCCGAAAAAGCGGAGCGGGCAGCCGCGCAGACTGCCGAGCAGTACAGCCGGAAAATCGCCGATCTAAGCATTGCCACGGAGGTTCAAAAAGTCCGCGTGACGCAGGGCGAAAAGGCTGCTGATTTATTTGCGGCATCTCATGAAAACGGCACGAGGTGGACTGATGAACAGCGCCGCGCGATTGAAGCGTCGGCAGTCGAACTGGCGAAGTGGACCCAGGCGGCGGACGAAGCAGTACGCAAACAGCGGGAGATGGAAGATGCACTAAAAAATTTGAATGATGCCACCCGCAAATATCAGGATGCTGCCGCATTGACGCGTGACACAGCCGGTATGGGTGATCGCCAGCGTGATCTGTACGGCGAGCAACAGGAAGTATGGCGAGTTTTTGATAAAACCGATAAAGGCGCTCAGGCAATCGCAGCCCGGGACACCGCGCTCAGCTCCCTGGAAAAAAAATATCAGGCACTGGCTGCCACGGAATCAGACTGGCTCAGCGGCGCGTCGCGCGGCTATGAAAACTGGTTGGAAAATACCAGTGATATAGCCGGTACCGTGGCAAGTGGCGTGACTTCCACACTGGATAGCGCAATGGATAACATGTCAGCAATGCTGGTGGGCAGCAAGGCGAACTGGAAAGACTGGGGCCTGTCTGTGCTGCAGATGATTTCCCGTGTTGCCTTACAGATGGCCGTTGTGAATGCCATGGGTGGCGGTTCATCTTCCACTAACTGGCTGGGCACAATCGCCAGTGGCGTGGCAGGGTATTTTGGCGGTGGTAGTGCGGGTGCTGCGTCAGCCAGTTCTGGTACGGCGCTGCAAAGTTATGGCTCAACTTTCCAGTTCAATGCCAAAGGCGGCGTTTACGACTCCCCCTCTCTCAGCGCTTACAGCAACGGTGTGTATAACTCGCCGCAGCTTTTTGCATTTGCCAAAGGAGCGGGCGTGTTTGGTGAGGCAGGGCCGGAAGCGATTATGCCGCTTACCCGTGCCGCCGATGGTTCACTGGGTGTTCGTGCGGTCGGGTCCGGCGTGAATAACGCAGCCGGCCCCGGCGTGGCGCCGCAGGTTCATATCACCATCGAAAGTAACGGGAACACGCAAACCCAGTCGAGCGTGGGATATGAGCAGTTCGGGCGAGACGTGGGAAATTACATTGATCGTCGTTACCGAGAACTAATGGGCCGCGACATGGCTCCGGGTGGTGCAATCTGGAATCTGGCTAAAGGAGCACGCTAATGGCTATAGAAACATTCAGCTGGTGCCCGCGCATCAATGCTGAGCAGGAGGTGAATTTTCGCCGCCGTACTGCGAAGTTTGGTGACGGGTATGAGCAGGTCTCCGGTGACGGGATAAATCCACGATCGCAAAAGTGGACTCTTCAGTTTACCGGTTCAGAAGCGTACATCGCGGCGATTAAGGCCTTTCTTGATCGCCACCAGGGGGTTAAGGCGTTTCAGTGGCGTCCGCCGCTGGAGCCACTCGGGCTTTACCGCTGTGATACCTATACACCCACCGCCCTCGGCGCAGGGCAGTACAACCTGTCCGCAACCTTTGAGCAGGCGTTTAAACCATGAGCTTAAACAGTGATTACCAGAAACTTGAGCCGGGCAGTGCAGTCCGGCTTTTTTCTGTCGACGGCACGGCGTTCGGTACCGGAGAGGTGCTGCGTTTCCACAGTCACAACGTTCCCCATACAGAAGCGGAGATCGTGGCCGCTGGCGGCGATGAATCAAAACTGGCGGCCCAAAGTATCTGGTGGCAGGGGCAGGAATATAAAGCCTGGCCGTGCCAGATTGAAGGCATCGAAGCGTCAACCAGCGGCAGCAGCGCACAGCCGAAACTATCGGTCGCTAACCTGGACGGCTCTATCACCGCGCTGTGCCTTGCGTATGACGATATGCTGCAGGCGAAGGTCACTATTCATGACACGCTGGCGCAATACCTTGACGCACGTAACTTTCCCGGCGGAAACCCGACCGCAGACGCCACGCAGGAAAAACTGCAGGTCTGGTATATCGACGCGAAAACCTCAGAAACTAACGAAGTGGTGGAGTTTGCATTATCCAGCCCGATGGATTTGCAGGGGCTGATGATCCCGACGCGACAGCTTCATTCCCTCTGCACCTGGTGCATCCGTAATAAATACCGTACCGGTGATGGCTGTGATTACGCCGGGACGCGATATTTCGACAAAAACAATAATCCCGTGGATGACCCGTCCCGCGATGAATGCAACGGCACACTGACCGCCTGCAAGCTGCGGTTCGGTGAAGGTAACGAGCTGCCGTTCGGCGGCTTCCCGGGCACTTCTTTGATCCGGAGCTGACATGCGCAAGAAGACCATTGAGGCCATCATGGCCCACGCTGAATCAGAATACCCGCGGGAGTGCTGCGGGGTGGTGGCACAGAAAAGCAGGGTGGAAAAATATTTCCCGTGTCGCAATCTCGCTACTGAACCCACAGAACATTTTCACCTTTCACCGGAGGATTACGCCACGGCGGAAGAGTGGGGCGCGGTCACCGCCATCGTGCACAGCCATCCCGACGCCACCACGCAGCCGAGTGAACTGGACAAGGCGCAGTGTGATGTGACGGCGCTCCCCTGGCATATCGTCAGCTGGCCGGAAGGTGATTTACGGACCATTATGCCACGGGGCGAAATTCCACTGCTGGAGCGTCCGTTTGTGCTGGGCGTTTACGACTGCTGGGGACTGGTGATGAGCTACTATCGCCAGACATACGGTATCGAGCTGGCGGATTACCGCGTCGATTACCCCTGGTGGGAGGACCAGTACCCGGATAATTTTTACCAGGATAAATGGTACGAGTGCGGTTTCCGGGAATTCACCGGCGAGCCACAACCGGGGGACGTGGTGATCATGCAAGTTCAGTCGAGTAAGTGGAATCATGCCGGAGTACTGCTGGAAGGCAACATGCTGCTGCACCATCTTTACGGACATCTCAGCCAGCGGGTGCCGTACGGAGGTTACTGGATGGAACGTACAATGAAGATTTTACGCCACAAAGATAAATTACAGACTACTTAAGCGTGATTTTTTTCGTTAACTTCACCGATAAAAATGCTTTTCACCATTGCGATACCTTTTTCTACTGGTAGGATTGATACTTTCTTTTACTTATGGGAATAGGGATGTGAAAAAGTTATTACCAATTTTTGCAGCTATAATGCTTGCTGGTTGTGCAACTAAACCTGTTGCGAATGATCAAGCAAAAGATGTTCCATCAAAGCAAATTATCGATTCATCTTTATTATCTCCAAAGACTGGAACAGGGAAAGTAATTATTAAACGCGACTCAGGTTTTATGGGTAGCGCCTGTATGAGCAGGGTCTATGTTGATGGTAAAGAGATTGCGGATTTAGACACTGCTCAAAAGGTGGTTGTATATCCTCCTGTTGGCGAACATATTTTTAGTGCTTGGCCCAAAGGTATTTGTGGAGGTGGAATGAGTGAACAGTCTGGGAAAGTTACCGAAACAAAAACTTTAATGTATCGGATTGGTTACGGTACGAATGGTGACTTTGGTATACACCCTACTGCTTTTTAATTAATTTCGCAGAATTTTAACCCACCATAAGGTGGGTTTTTTATTTTGGAGATAAAAAATGCAAGAAATAATGACACAGATAGAATTGGGCGGTTTGCTTGGCAAATATTTTGGTAAAACACATCATCGCTTAATTAGCACTATTCATGAGGCGCCACGTGCTTTAGCAGCTACGATTAAAGGTTTTGAACAGTTCATGCTTTCCAGTAAACGCCGTGGATTAACTTATGCGGTATTCCGAGGGAAAAAGAACATTAAGGAAGATGATCTCGGTTTTCCTGTTAATGAAGATATAATTCGTATTGTTCCGGTAATTATAGGAAGTAAAAAAGCAGGGTTGTTACAAACAATTCTGGGCGCTGCTTTGGTTGTTGTGGGGGCCATAACTCAACAATATTACTTAGTAGCAACCGGTGTTTCTTTAGCTGCAGGGGGCGTAATCCAAATGCTTTCTCCGCAGCCTGCCGGGCTCGCCAGCAAACAGGACGCCGATAACCGGGCATCTTATGCGTTCGGCGGCGTGACAAACACAGCCGCGCAGGGTTATCCCGTTCCGATTGGATACGGAAAGCGTCGTATTGGCGGCGCGATTATTTCCGCCGGAATTTACGTCGAAGATCAGCAATAACTCCCACCTTTTATTTCCTCACTGTTACCGCCGCCTGGCGGTTTTTTTATGGGCGCAACATGGCAGAACTTATCAAAGGGCGCAAAGGCGGTGGCTCAAAACAGCGCACCCCCACAGAACAACCGGACGATCTCCAGTCGGTGGCAAAAGCGAAAATCCTGCTTGCTTTGGGCGAGGGGGAGTTTGCAGTTGACCTGCAGACTAATGGTGGAGCGTGGCAGACTGTTATCAGTACGGCGGTAACCGGAAAGACCACCACGGGTTACGAGCGCAGTCACCGTATTGACCTGCCGCGTGGCGCCAGCACCTGGGCATTACGGCTTCGCAAACTGACGCCGGATGCCAACAGCGCAAAAACTGGCGACACCATGACGCTGCAGAGCTATACGGAGGTCATTGACGCCAAGCTGCGTTACCCGAACACCGCGCTGCTGTACATCGAGTTCGATTCCAGTCAGTTCAACGGCAGCATCCCGCAGATTTCCTGTGAACCGGCGATGCGCGTGATCCGTGTGCCCGATAATTATGATCCGCTCACACGCGCCTATAACGGCACCTGGACGGGCGGGTTTAAATGGGCCTGGACAGATAACCCGGCGTGGATTTTTTACGATATCGTGGTCGCCGACCGCTTTGGCCTGGGCCACCGGCTGACGGCGGCCAATATCGATAAATGGACGCTGTATCAGGTGGCGCAGTACTGCGATCAGCTGGTACCGGACGGAAAGGGCGGAAATGGCCTGGAGCCACGTTATACCTGTAACGTCTATGTGCAGGACCGTAACGAGGCATATACCGTGCTGCGGGACTTTGCGGCTATCTTTCGGGGCATGACCTACTGGGGCGGAAACCAGATCGTGGCGCTGGCAGACATGCCACGCGATATTGATTACAGCTACACCCGCGCCAATGTCGTAAACGGTGAATTCGTTTACTCGAGCAGCACGACCAAAACCCGTTACACTACGGCGCTGGTCTCGTATTCCGATCCGGCTAACGGTTACGCCGACGCCATGGAGCCGGTGTTTGAACAGCCACTGGTCGCACGCTACGGATTTAACCAGCTTGAGATGACCGCGATCGGCTGCACCCGGCAGAGTGAAGCAAACCGCAAGGGGCGCTGGGGGATCCTGACCAACAACAAAGACCGCATCGTCAC